TTTTGCTTTGCCATTATTTAACCTCGAATAACTTGTCCAGTTTTTCTTCAATTTTGTCTAACGTATCAAAAACTCTGTCCATTCCATCAGATAGTTCTTGCTTTGTTACGTATTCTTTTGCCATTTCTTCTCTTGTTTTATTTAAAAGTATGTCAAGTCTTTTTAACTCTGCTGTGTTACCACGTATACTATACAGTATTGGAGCTACTACTAGCGTTAGAAAAATGTTCCACAACAAGTATGCTGTAACTTCCATGTCTGTATAAATATTAAGATGGTATTGAATAGTCTGTATCAGGTACTGGGTTTACTACAGGATTTGTAATAACCGAATCAACCTGACTAGCAAACACATTATCCCAATGTGAAGTAGGGCATAAAGCTTCTAATTGAGATTTAGTCCAATCAGCTTTAGCTTTAGCTGTGAAATCACTATTAGCTGCTACAACATGAGCACTAAACGTACTTGTGTAATATGTAGCATCTCCTTCTGAGTCATTCTCATAGGTCATTTGTAAATCCCACTCTTCAACTTTACTATTCTTTTCAAAAGGTATAGCTTTAGTTAATGTTTTAGTTACTGCCATTTTATTTCTCCTTTAATTTATCTTCTAATTCTTCTACTTTTGTAGAAAGTTCTTGTATTGCTTTAGTTAGCATAGGTATTACTTGACTATATGTTAATTTATAAGATTGTTCATTACTTGTATTAACAATATAGTCTTCTGTCCAACCTATTGATTCTTCTATAGCTTTAACTTCTTGAGCTATAAAACCTACTTGTTTTGTAGTTGATTTTTTAGAATGGTCTCTTTCACCATATTTTTCATCCGTAGGTTTATAATAATTACTCCTATTATCCCAAACATAAGTAACTGGTCTTAGTTGATTAACAAAGTTTAAACCTGCACTATTAGGTAAATTTTCTATATCTGTTTTATCTCTTTCATCAGAACCTACAGTCCAATCTACTTTTACTTCTGCATTATTTATGCTGTTATTACCAATAATTACATTATTACTGTCAGTTGTTATGCTCTCCATAGCATCAGACCCTGCGTCATAACCAATACAAACATTATTGCTTCCTGTAGTTATTGCATCTCCCGCACTATTACCAATACAAGTGTTTTGGTCGCCTGTACTTAAAGCAGTCATAGCACTACCACCTAAAGCAGTATTTTGAAATGCACCTGCTAAATTTGCTGTGCTTGCTATGTTATATCCTATAAATACATTTTGATAACCTGCTAATGCTCCTGAAGCATTTGAAGCCACAGAATGTCCTATAGCTAAAAGTTGTGATGTACTAGCTGAAGATACAACTGCTCTACCTGCGTAATTACCTATTGCTATATTTCCATTTGCACCTGTGGTTTGTCTAACTAAAGCATCATATCCAATAGCTATATTGTCAGAACTGCCACTTTGAGCAGTAAGTGCTCTATAGCCAATTCCCATGTTTCTAGTATGGTTTGTTGAGGCTAGTGCTCCATAACCTACTGCTGTGTTGTCTCCTGCTGTAGTTGATGCCCCTAAAGCGTCTCTACCAACTGCTGTGTTATTGTCCCCTGTAGTGTTTGCATCTAAGGCATTCGCACCAATAGCTGTTATGCTGCTACCTGTAGTGTTTGGGTGTGCTGCTTCATGCCCTACAGCTACGTTACTTGTTCCAGTTGTAGTTGCATTTAATGCAGACTGACCAACGGCTGTGTTGTTAGAAGCTGTGGTTATTTGCATTAATGTACTATTACCTAGAGCAACATTTTGTTCACCTGTTGTTAAATCTTGTAATGCTCTGAACCCAATAGCTACGTTATTGTCACCAGTTGTTAAAGATTCAAAAACATCAATACCTAATCCAACATTATAGTTTGCTCCACTTATAGTTCCTGTAGTAGCATCTCCAATCATTATAGATGACGTACCAAAAGTTTTAGCATCTGACAAACCATTTACGTTAGAAGCTCCACCACTTGCAGCATCTTCCCAAGCTACTCCACTTCCTGTAGAAGTTAGTACTTGTCCATCACTACCTTGTGCTCCACCTACTGTTAGGTTATCGGTTTCTAATGTTCCATCAATATCTACGTCACCACTTATATCTAAACTTACAGCGTCTAGCTCACCTGCTACTGTTAAAACACCATCAGCAAGAGTCATTAAATCTGTATCAGAAGTATGACCTATTGTTGTACCATTAACAATTACATTATCAACTGTAAGTGTTGTAAGAGTTCCAAGACTTGTAATGTTTGATTGAGCTGCACCTGTAACTGTAGCTGCTGTACCCGAAGCATTTCCTGTTACATTACCTGTTAGTGCTCCTGCAAAAGCTGTAGCAGTTAATGTTCCTGAACTTGGATTATAAGTTAAATTACCATCTGACTCTAAACCTAAATTACCACCATCTACATCACCACCTGCTGTAAATACAACAGCATTTTCTTCGTTTGTACTTTCATTGTCTGTTATAGTGACTGTAGTTGCAATAGCTGCAGTACCTGTAGTATCTTGGTTAAGTGTTCCAACTGTAAAGTCTAATGTATTATCTGCATCTTGGTAAGCTACTGTAATACCTGATTCAGTATTTGAACTAACCATAGCTCCTACAGTATCTGCAATAGTTTCAGCTAAAGTAACTCCACCTATGGTTATTGCATCAGCTTCTAATGTACCATCTATATCTGCATCACCTGAAACATCTAAACTTCCTGCATCTAACTCTCCACTAATAGTTAATAAACCACTAGAGGGATTGTATGTAAATCCTGTGTCTGTTTCAGCACCTTGCGAACCTGTAGCACCATCTACGAATACTGGATAAACAGTTTCGTCTGTACTGTTATTTGCAGTAGCTGTAAAGGTTGCTGCGTTTCCTGTAGTGTCTTGGTTTAGTGTTCCAATTACAAAGTCTAAAGTATTATCTCCATCTTCGTAAGTAACTGTAATACCAGTTTCAGTATTAGAGCCAACCATTGCACCGACTGTATCGGCAATGTATTCGTTAAGAGCAGTTCCATCAACTGTTATTGCGTCAGCTTCTAATGTTCCGTCTATGTCTGCGTTACCTGAAATATCAAGTGAACCTGCATCTAACTCTCCTGAGATTGTTAAAAGACCACTAGAAGGATTATATGTTAATCCAGTATCACTTTCTGCTCCTTGAGAACCTGTAGCTCCATCAACAAAGATAGGATATACTGTCTCATCTGTAGAGTTATTAGCTGAAACTGTAATGTTATCAGCAGTACCTGTTGTATCTTGGTTAAGAGTACCAACTGTAAAATCAAGAGTATTATCTCCATCTTCATAGGCTACAGTTATTCCTGACTCTGTGTTAGAACTAACCATAGCTCCAACTGTGTCAGCTATATATTCGTTAAGAGCTGTGCCGTCTACTGTATAAGCATCGGCTTCAAGAGTACCATCTATATCTGCATCTCCACTAATATCTAGAGTAGCTGCATCGAGTTCTCCTGTTAATGTAATGTTACGGAATGATGCAGCATCTTTATTAGAATCTACTACAACAGCTTTAGAAGCTGCTACAGTTCCTGCTGTAATTCCATCAAGCATCTCAAGTTCAGCTTCTGTTAATTCTGCACCTGATCCTAATGTAAGTGTTCCTGTTACTGTAAGATTATCATTAACTGTTACTTCAGAAGTTGTGTGACCTATTGAAACTGGAACACCTGATGTTGCAGTACCTATAGTAATACCATTTGAAGTATTGGAGTTATCTATATTTAATGAGGTTGTTGCGTCTAATGAAATTGTTGTTCCATCTACTGCTAGTGTTCCATCTATATCTGTATTGTCTAAATTAGAAGTTCCATCAACATCTATATCACCTGCAACATCTAAACCTGCTGAACCTGCTAAGACTAAATCATCTGCTGATGTATCCCAAAGCATGTAAGCACTTGCTGTATCACCAAAGAATTTAACATCATATCCTGTATCATCTACACCAACAGTTATTGTATTATCTACTTGAATAGCACCATCAAGGTTTGTTGTTCCTGAAACTGTTAATAGGTCTGTAGTTATTGTTCCATCAAAGTATGCATCTTTAAATTCTAGTGAGCTTGTACCTAAATCTATATCGTTATCTGTTACGGGTACAATAGCTCCGTCTTGTATTCTAATTTGTTCTACTGCTGCTGAAGATACTTCTACAAAGAATCCCCATCTATTATTTGTACCATCTACAACTATTTTGTTAAGAAAATCTAAATCTCCTATTGTGTGGATATTACCACCATGTCCTGCTGTTCCATCATGCCTGTGTCCTGTAGAACTTGCACTACTTGAACTGTACGCAAATGCGTTTACTAATTGATTGTATTCGTTGTTAAATAAAGCTGCTGTGATAGTATCCCCATCACTCATTGAACTTTGTCGTGTATAACTGTATGCCATAATTATTGTCTCCCTGAAGGTACGTAATCTATATATAAACCATTAACTGTATATGGGTCTTTAGTATCATCACTAAAAACTCTAAAATAATTGCTGTGTCCACTTCCCTCTACTACTTGTCTTGTTATTGGATCAGAAGCTGCACCAAAAACGTAGCTCCCTGTAGTAAATGTTGCATTACCAAATAATGAAGGCTTGTCTACTGATATAGAATAATCGGAGGGTTGTGGACTATCTGGATCATCAAAATTATATCTTATTCTTAAACTAGATGAAATCTCTCCTTCTGGTGTTGCAGATATTTTAACGTATTTTAAAGTCTTTAATGTGCCTAAATCTCCGTAATCTAAATCTGGTGTTTGATATTCTGCTTTAATATTTGTTTCTACTTCGGCAGGATTAAAACTATTACCTGTATCGTGATTATATACATAGCCATTATAATCTCCATGATAATGCTTCTCAACTCCACTTGAATTAAATCCTGAAGTTGCTGCCGTACTCGCATCTATACCAAATGTTTCTGCCCATTGGAATTGGGTAAATCCTTGCTCATTTGTTTTAAGTGTGCCTATTATTCCTTCTGATGCTGTGCCAGTAGAGCTTGTACCATAGTATAAGCGATATTGAGATTTATCTCGAATAACAATACTGCTTATATTATAAGTTCCTATATTATCGGCAATGTCTTTAATTATTGGCTGTATAGATCGACTAACTGTTCCTAATTCAACGTCACCAATTCTTACTGTACCTGCTAGTGTTCTTATTCCGTCTGGTGCTAAAAATACTAAGTCACCACCGATTTCTTGAATACTCTTTCCGTCTAAACAACCTATGTTCTTTGTAATTGGTTCTACTGCTATAGTAGAGGAATTATTTATATTACTTAATTTCCAAATACTATTTTGACAGAATATTATTAAGTCTTCCCTAAAGCTTCTTAGTCCTACTACTTGGTCGTCTAATATAATTGTACCACTACCAGTAGAACTAAAATCATCTATATCACTTGTACCACTATAATGAATACCATTAGGTTCTGTACTTGAACCACCTACTACTAAATGCTTATCATGTATTGTACAAAACTTTGGATAAACTGAGCCGTCAACTGTAATCTCTTTAGCAAAATAAGTTCTATCACTTAATGCTCCAGTTCCTGTCATTTTAAAGTAAAAAGGTTTTACACCTGATCCTTCATCGGTAATAATAACTTCTCCGTAAGCTGTATCACCTTCATAAGTTGTGAAGTGTGCTTTACCTTGTGATGTTCTTGCTAATGCACTACGTCCTGTAAACGTACTATAGTTATCTCCTCCACCTGCTACACTATCTCTATTAATTTGTAACCAACTTGTTCCATCTAAACTAAAATATATATTAGTTCCTGAACAAGCGATTACACCATCAGCGTAAACATGTAAACCTAATACTTGATTAGAACTATTTGGTCTAGCAACACTATCTCCACCAAATACTGAAAATCCATTAACTCTACGATAACCACCAGCTACATCAACTTCAAAGTTTCTTAATCTTGTTGCTGATCCAGGCCTACGTAAGAGTTCAAAAGAACTAGAAGACTTGTCAAGTCCTCCTTCACATGCTAGTGCGTATGGTTGTGATGGCATTAGATATGATCCGTTGACATGTATTTAGGTACTGGGTTCATTAAAGCTGATCGCATTTGTTTCAATCCCTTTTTATAATCTTCTAAAGCGAAAGCTGCTTGTTGTGGAGCATCTTTAAACTGATGAAAATGGTATCTTGCTCTAGCCATTAGTACTGGAGTATATACATCTGGGAAAACTGTTGCATCTCCATGAGCATCTAATGCTGTTGGTAAATCCCACGCATAAAACCAAACTCTATAAACTTTATCAGGTATAGGGCTTACTCCAAATTTTCTAGCATCAGGACTTCTAATAACAAACTTAGGTTCTCCCCAGTTCTGTGCATTAGCATCGTCTTCGTTTTCAGATTCTCTTAAATGATCTTTCCATTCTTCAGTTGTAACAAATTTTAAATTTCTACTAGTATAAGGAGTACTTGCTCCACTTACACCAATAGTAGTAAGATAAAAATTATCCCAATCTACTGAACCATAGTCAGATGTAATGCTTGAACTAGATTCTTTTAATTCATACCAACGAGTACCTGCTGTAGTTTCTACATATACATTTCCATAGAACGGGTCAGTTGCTCCACTTTCGCCTGTGGCTAAGAAAGCCCATTGAGGTTCTGCCATTACTATATCACTATATGCTCTATTGATACAATCTTGAGCATGAGCTTGTATACCTACTGCATCACTAAAGTTTGATGAAGTTAAGGCAACTTCGTTTAGTTCTCGTAATAATTCATTAGTTAAGTTTAGATATGTTGCCATGTTTTAATTCTTAATTAGGTTTAAGGGATTCCATTTCTACTTTTCCACCTTTAGAAAATCCGGGTCTTACTTGTTTCATGTCGCCTTCTTGAATTTCTGCTATTTGTTTTCCTTTGTAAGAGTTAAAGAAAGCCTTTTTTTGTGTAGGTGTAGGGCCACCTCTTTTAGTTCCTTTTTTCATTTTTATTTTTTTTATAATTATTTATTAAAGTGTAAGGGAGAAGAGAACATAAAATTCCTTCTCCTCTTACGATTTAGTTTCTCTTGTATTATAAGAATTAATCAGGTAGTACACCTAAATGTAAAAACTCGACTAAATAAGTCACAGTTGTAGCTGCTGTTGCAAGATCATTAGCTAAAGGTTTTAGCCTTGCATAAAGTGTACGAGCTGATGAGCTATACAAAGTAGATGCAATAACGATTGCTTCCGAAGTAGCTGGGCCACCATAAACACCTGCAGTTACTCCAGTACCTACAAAGGCATTGGCTGCGTGTCCATGTGAATTTTGAATAATATATAAAGGTACATTAGCTGTCCACGTTACTGCTGATCCACCATCATCTAAGATAGCTTTTTCATCAATAATCTGACCACCACCTGCAGCAGTTCCTAAATCGAAATCAACATCATCGCCTGAAGCTCCTGCTGTAACAATGTTACCTGCTGGAATTGCGATAAGATTACGAATAATAGTATCTGCTGGTTGCGTGAATGAAACATCATAAGTTGCGTCAGCAGTTACTGCAATAGTTCCTGTAGTAGCTGAAGTCCATGAATGAACTGAATTATCAGCGAGTGCACGAACATCGCTTACCTTTGATGAGTTTCGCCCTGTATCTCTTATATCTATAACTGGGTTTGCCATTTTTTCTCCTCTATTTAATTAAAAATAGTTATGTTGTTATTAAAATATAATTTATACTATAAAAGTAA